AGCAGTTGCTTCATCTGTGTCTTTACTCTCAATTCTTAGTAAATCACCAACTTTTGGGAAATTACTCGATGTTACTGCAGGAATAAAATTCGTTCCGATGAGGTAATTGAAAACGGTTTTTGTTCCTGATGTTGATCCAATCGTATTATGAAGTGTGGTAGCATCTGTCCCGGTACCCGTACCTGCATCACGATAAGCGATAATAATCGGTTGAATGATTTCTAATTCATCTTTTTCTTTGATATTGTATCCTGGAACAGATGTGTGATGAATTAACGGTTGTTTAATCTGGAAATATTCTTTATCTTGATAAGCAAAACGATCGTGACCATTGATTTCAACTTTCATTTTTTGAGTAATAATTGTACTTGCTTCCGTTGTGCTAGTTGGAACCGTCCAAATTAATTCTTTAATCGGGTGATCAAAGTTCAACTTAAAGTTTTCTCTAGATTCCCCTTCTTCTTGAATTTGTAGTTGTTCGATTAAATATTCGTGTGAAACTTGGGCGAATCTCCTACGTTCATCGGTATCGAGATAGACGTAATCGCACCATACCTCGACCGCCGGCGTTACTGCTGCAGCTCCAGAACGACTCATACCATCTCCTGCAGCACCACTCCCCCAATTAAACTTCAACTTTACATCGTGATATTGTAAGGCGATTAAGGGTAACGCCAAACCAATATTACGACAGAACCAGAATTGTAAAGGATACATGACCGATTGTTGCGAGGTTCCACCTGCTGCTGCAAGACCTCCTGTAACGAGAGTATTTTTGAAGCCACCTGTCAAATATTTTAATCCTTCTGCTTTTGAACTCGGTGTCGTTAGCTCGGTCCATACTTGGTGCCACTCACGATATTGTTTATCCATCCTTTGACCTCCGATTTCAATTTCAACATCTTGAACCAGATAATCTCCATTGATACCAGATGTTGTTTCTTGGTCGGCCTTCACGTATATCTGTGAAAGCAAATCTCCATTTCTTGAAACTGTGACGGTACCCGCTGTAACGTACGTGTCCGATACAGTTGCTGAACCATTGATTGTTTGTTTGATACACTCCATCGAGAAATTAGTATGTCTTCTGTAAACGATTTTAAAGAACGTAATTTGGGGGTTACCTGTTAAATATATATCTTGGGCACCATACGCAACTAATTGTAGTAAACCTCCTCCCATTATATTATAATATTAATATATAAATAATAAAATATTATTATACGAAAAAATACGAATAAAAAAAAGAAACCAAATATTATACATGATATGGAAAAATACCGATTAATTGATTCAGATAATTCATCTGTCCTGAGTAATATAAGCAGCGAAGAACCATTCGATATCCGTAATTACATGAACTACGATATTATCCGTAAGTTATTGGTCGAAAATCCAACAGAACTTGCACTCTTGGAAATCACATGTATCATGATTAATAATAATATCATAAAAAAATATATTACCGGGGAAGGTGAGAAGTAATAGGTAAGGATTTGATAAGAGTATATTAGGTAAATTCATTGAAGAGTAGTTTCGTTTCTTCTTCTGATTTCTCCAAATCAAGAACTTGTTTGACAGGATTCATAATTTGATTTGAAATATAGAAACCATAATCAATCTCAATCTTCTTTTCTTCCATATAATCGGGGTGTTCGATACGATCACCTTGAAGAACCTTTTTATCTCTAGGCTTACCTTTCCTTGCCCCCGATTTATAGAGATTATTATAATCATATAGTAATTCTTTGGGCATAACCCGATACATGTATGGGATTCTGTCATTCGGTTTGGGTTTGTTACCTGGATTCCTTTCGGCCATCCGATCGGCTAGAACTTTGTGAGCGATTCCTTCGGGGTTTTTATAGTAACCGCTCAATGATTTTGTAATCACAAACATTGATTTATCAATGTTACCATCGGTAATTTCTTTCAATGTCTTTTTCAACCATTCCATCGCCAAATCAACGCTTTTCTGATGCATAATAATTTCGATGACATTTCCGAATACATACTTAACAATCTGAGCATTATCCCTTCTTTTCATAACAATACCCATTGAGGTTCTTTCTTTTAATTTATGAGCTGAAAGTTCATATTTATCTCCGGTATATCGTTTTTTAGAGATTAGAATGAAAGGGAAGAATGTTTTCTCATATTCTAAATCTTGTGGTTTGTGAAGCATATTCTCGGTAATCCATTCCCCTGCTTTCACACCGCAATCGATACAGTACTGTAGTCCTTCTTTGCCTTCCAATATTTCACCTGTATCTTTATGTTTTCTAGAGAATTTCACAAAGACAGAATCTGTATCACCGTAGACAATTTCGGGTTCATCGTATCCTTCTTCCTTCGCCCAACGCTTTACCCCATTACTTGCATCATCAATCCTTTCCCTTCCAATTGCAGTTGTACATGCCGCGATTTTCTTGAAACAGATGGAGCTTGTTTTGGCTCCCATTTGACCATAGACAGAGTTAGCCGTCACCTTATACGCAAGCTGTAAACCATCGAGAACCTTTTTCTTGTCTTCGTCATCGGTTTGTTTAATTCTTTTCCGGGTTGCTTTTCGTTGATCTAACAACGTTTGAAGGATTGTCGGTATGATTCCTCTTTTCTCATCCTTTTCTTGGTTATACTTTGCAAAGTAACATGTTGTTTGCGTCTCTTCTTTTATCTTGTGAATAGTCTTACCTTTTGTTTCATAGCGATAATCATCGTATGAGATTATATGATGGGGGACAGAATGAATCCATCCAAACTTTTCGGGGTTTTTATCAATTTCTTCTTGAGTTCCCATAAATGTTTCATGAGAAAGATTCTTTTCAATAATTGAACTGGGATAAAGAGATGCATAATCAAGAACTGTGATAGGGTCATCCAAATAAATACCTGGGTTGGGTTCAAGGACAATTGCTCCTTCAAAACCATCATCCATTTTATCACCGTTAAAGTTTTTCAAGGTAGGAATACGAGTATTTAACTTTGAACATTCTTTGACAACGAGTGAACTAATCTTAATACCTTGACCTCTCAGGAAGATATAGGGTAAGGGAACGGTTGATACATTCGCCATACCCATATTATTGGGGATAATATCAAGAAGTAGTAAGAGATGAATACATAGTTCACAATCCATAATACAGTATTTGGCAATCTTCGCCCTTCCTTCCGAATTACCATTTTTGTGAAAGTCGAAGATCTGTTGTGGTGAAACATCGTCCTTTGCAAGACACCATTCATAGGAAACTAAATCTTTTTGGTATTTCTTAAGTTTAATTTTTCCATCAATTAAAATCACCTTTACTTTCTCTCCTAATTGATTGATTTTGAACTTCTTCCCATTTTGATACTTGAGAGTTCCGTATTTGGTATGGATGTTAATTGTGATATAATCATTTACTTTTAGAGTTCCTAGATTAGTGGTGTATAAGAGATGATTAGATTCTTTTTCTTTATTCAGTATCAGCATTTTTTTAGTGATTGTTCCTTTCATGAAATGTGCCGAAACATTATCCAGTTTGTAGGAATCAAGTGAATGTGCTTTTTGGATTTCTTTTTGGATATCAAAGATAACCCGACCATCCATTGAGATATAATGAAGGATATTATCTCCTAAACCCGATGATGAAAGTTCTTTCTTGACGACTTGACATCTTTTTTCCCAGAAGTTGTTGTAGTATTTCATGGATTGTTTGGGTTTTGAAATAGTATCCAGGGATTCAATACGATCGGTTTGTCTGTTTCGCATCAGTCTTCCCAAACGATAGAAGTCGTGTTTCGGACATTTGTAATCGTGGTACCTTCCGCATTTACTACAACACGGGAACAGATAATCAACTCTCTTATTAATATAATCAAAATCAAAACCAAAGATGTTATAACCGGTCAATAAATCGGGATTGTGATAAAGGAGTAAGTCCTTCCATTTGAGCAATAGTTCTTTTTCTGAACTACATTCATATACATTGATATTCGGGATATCATCGCATACTTTTTCATCTGGTTTGTATTCGTTACCGATAACAACAATTGATCTATCGTAACACTCTTTCTCTCCGTATTTATGGAAAACCATACCGATTTGAATGATAGGATCTCCTTTCACGAGGATCTTTTCACCCATATCATTTTTGATACCATTCAGAAGTTTTGTTAACTCATTAATTGCAGTTTCACGGGCTTTTGTGCTGCTTTTAGAATCGTCTATTTTTTGGATAAATTCTTCGGTGAGACTACTGTCTATGACGGATATTGCATGGTCTGAATAGGTGCCGTTTGCGGTAAAGATTGATTGGATATCATTGGAACCTCCCTCAAAGG